TCCATCCTTGAGGATTGGGCTTTATGGATGAAGTCGGATAATCACCGTTTGGGTTATCCATCTAAAAGCATAGGCATGTCATCTGGTGGAGAGTCTACAAGTGATGCGTTTGAAGAGATGTGTTCTGCCCAAGATATGTCTAATGTTAGAACTATTCACGCTATTGTACATAGCTTAGAACAAGGACAACAAGACGCTATCTATGCTAAATACTTAGGTGCTAAACCACCACTAGCCTTTTATTGGCAATTAGATATGGCATACGATAATTTACTGACAATAGCAGAAAGACGAATAAACGCATAATGTTGTTGCAAAGAACTATGAAAGTATGCTATAATACTACTTGTTGGACAACTCCTGTCCGTTAATAACGTAATCCCACAAAAGCCTGACCATACTCTCTCCTTGGTTGGGCTTTTTCTTTTTATGAAACTATCTATTTGCGAACAATGTGGTGAACCATTTGACTTCACCGAGTATAGCCTATGTAATGATTGCAGATATGACCACAGATTTATTAAGTTAAGGAAAAGCTATGAAGAAGCCAACAACGAAAAAAGGCAAGATGGCGAAAGTCAGCAAAGTGATGAAGGAATTTAAAGCAGGTAGTTTGCATAGTGGTAAAGGTGGTAAAGTAGTAAAATCTCCTAAACAAGCAATAGCAATCGCTTTATCATCAAGCGGTATGTCTAAAAAGAAAGGTAAATAATTATGCCAATGGTCGGAAAAATGAAATTTGCTTACACAGAAAAAGGTAAGAAAGAAGCTAAATCATACGCAAAGAAAACAGGTAAAGCTATGGCAGCTAAGCCTATGAAAAAGGCAGCTAAACGTGGCAAATAAGCCAGGTCTATACGCTAACATTGCAGCCAAGAAAGCTAGAATTAAAGCTGGCTCTGGTGAGAAGATGCGTAAGGTAGGTTCTAAAGGTGCACCTACTGCTATGGCATTTAAACAATCAGCAAAGACAGCTAAGAAAAAGAAATGAGTGCAGCTTGGCAAAAGAAAGCTGGTAAGAACCCTAAAGGCGGTTTAAACGCTAAGGGTCGTGCCTCTTACAATAAAGAAACAGGTGGCAATCTAAAAGCACCAGTAAAGTCAGGGGACAATCCTAGACGTGCATCATTCTTAGCTCGTATGGGTAATATGCCAGGACCAGAACGTAAACCTAATGGTGAACCAACAAGACTATTACTATCTCTAAAGGCTTGGGGAGCATCTAGTAAAGCAGACGCAAAAACAAAGGCAAAGAATATTAGCTCACGCAATAAAAAGAAGTAATGGTAAAGCTAGATATATATGTAGGATATGATGGCAAAGTAGAACCAATTGCTTATCATAACTTTTGCCAGTCAGTTATAGAGAAGTCATCTATACCTGTAAGTTTTACACCATTAGCATTAAACACTTTAAAAGACTACAAAGAAACACATACAGACGGTAGTAACGCATTTATCTATTCACGCTTTCTAGTGCCATATCTAAATAACTTTAAAGGTATCGCACTATTCGTAGATGGTGACATGATATGCCGTACGGACATTGCAGAGATACTAGCTAATTTTGATAATGACGAAGCAATCAAAGTCGTAAAGCACAGTTACAAAACAAAGCATCCTATCAAATATTTAGGTGCAAAGAACGAAGACTATCCTAAAAAGAACTGGTCAAGCGTTATGTTATGGAACTGTTCACATTGGCTCAATAAACAATTAACACCTAAGTTTGTGCAAGAACAAACAGGTAAATACCTACACAGATTTGAATGGCTTAAGTATCCAGAAGAACAAGTAGGTAAGCTAGACGATACATGGAACTGGCTAGAGACAGAATACGAATACAACGAGGATGCTAAGTTAGTGCATCACACATTAGGCACACCATGCTTTAAAGACTATCAGAATACAGACTATAGCCAAGAATGGTGGGAAACATACCAAAGAATGATATATCCTCTAAAAGGAAAAGACAAAGAATCGGAGCTTTAATATGGCAACATTACAGGACATATTATCAGGGAACTTCCCTGCTGCACAAAGATTTGCAGAAGGTTATGCCCAAATGCCATCTTACTTGCAAGACCCATACTTAGGACTATCTACTAGCCAAGTAGGGAATGTAACAAAAGGATTACTAAGCAAGACACAGTTTGAGAAAGCTCAAGAAATAGCTTCTAAGAACGCAGAAACGCTATTAGGACTACCTAAAGGCAATACAGCTATGGATAGGGCTAAGGCTATGGGATTTAATGTAGAAAATCCTGTATATCATGGCACAGGTGCAGATATAAAAGCATTTGACCCATTATTAGCAGATACAAGACGTAAAACAGGAACACCTACAGGCTCTGTAGTAGTTTCATCTAGCCCTGATACAGCATCTACTTATGCTAATATGACTTCAGGGGAATGGATTAAAAATTGGGGTGAAGGTGGTAATGTTATTCCAATGTATTTAAGAAACAATAAAAATTTAACTGTTAATGCAGCAGAACCAAATTACACTCCTAATTGGAATAATTTGTTAATTAAAAGATACCCAGAAATAGAAACAACTAATGAATTAGCTGCTTTGGCTAAAGAGATGGGTAAAGAAAGTGCAACAATTAAAAACATTAAAGATAATGCAGTAATGTCATCAGCAGAAGGCAACACTACTTTTGTATTTAAACCTGAACTACTAAGGTCACAATTTGCAGCATTTGACCCAGCAAAGATAAATGAAAATGACTTATTAGCTGGAGTTATGGCAATACCAGTAAGTGGACTATTAGAACAACCCAAAGACAAGAAGAAAAAGAAATAACAATAGAGGGCAACCAACCTATAAGGAGTTGCAATATCATGGCAGAACGATTAAGAAAACGTCATCAAGACGAAGTAAGAACAAAAATACAGACAAGTCAGCTAGTAAATGTCTTGCAAAATCATGCACTTGGTGTAGATGATGAAAAAGAAATTACACCTACACGCATGAAAGCAATAGAGATACTATTACGTAAGTCATTACCTGACCTATCATCTACAGAAATAAGTGGCGTAGATGGTGGAGATATACCCATTGGTGTAGGAATTAGCTTTGTCAAACCAAACGATAGCTGAGTTCCCTGAGCAATTACAGTTTCTTTTCAGTCCACATAGATACAAAGTAGCATACGGTGGTCGTGGAAGTGGTAAGTCATGGTCTATGGCAAGGGCATTGCTTATAAAAGCAGCTAATGAGCCAACACGTGTCTTATGTGCACGTGAAATACAAAAGTCTATCAAGCAGTCAGTTCATACATTACTTAATGACCAGATACAATCTTTAGGTCTAGGAGCTTTCTATGAAGTTCTTGAGTCAGAGATTAGGGGTATTAACGGTAGTACATTTAGCTTTACTGGTCTTGCTACAAATACAGTAGAGTCTATAAAGTCTTTTGAAGGCTGTGACATAGTATGGGTAGAGGAAGCTCAGACGGTTTCCAAAAAATCGTGGGATATACTCATTCCTACTATACGTAAACCTAATTCAGAGATATGGGTATCATTTAACCCTAACATAGATACAGACGATACATATACTAGGTTCGTAGTTAATCCACCAGAGAACGCTAAGGTAGTTAAAGTAAACTATACTGACAATCCTTGGTTTCCTGAAGTCCTAGAGATAGAGCGTCAACATAGCGAGAAGACTAACCCTGACTATGCAAACATCTGGGAAGGCGATTGTAAGGCTGCTGTAGATGGTGCTATATACTCTAATGAGATACGTGAAGCACAAGAAGGTAACCGTATAACAACTGTACCTTATGACCCTATGATGAAGGTTCATGTAGTTATGGACCTCGGCTGGAATGATTCGATGTCAGTTATCCTATGCCAAAAAGGTATATCAGATTTACGCATCATTGGTTATATAGAAGATGACCACAGAACACTAGATAGTTATTCTGCACAACTAAAGAACCTATCCTATAACTGGGGTACAATGTTCTTACCACATGACGGACAGTCTAAAGACTTCAAGCATGGTATATCAGCAGAAGAGATTATGAAGAAGTTAGGATGGGATATACGTATCGTACCTAAAGCAGACATAGAGTCTGGTATTAAGTTAGCACGTATGAACTTCCACCGTATATACTTTGATAAGTCAGCACAAAGACTTGTTGAATGTTTAAAGAATTATCGCAGAAGTATAAACTCTGCAA